ATGAAGTTGATGCTTCTATTAGGTTTAACGAAAATAGACGCTTGGAATTGATTTGCATCCACAACTGATTGTGGGTTATTTGTGTCATCACAAACAACTTGGAAATCTACGATTCCTCGTCTTCCTTTTACTTGTCTCAAGAAAGGTTCAATCGTTGCTCTAAACTGAGCTCTTGTAAATGCATCGTTAAATTCGAATAATTGGAATTTAGCTGCAGTTGCGATTGCTTTCTCCATGACAATGAATAATCTTCTAACATTAATTCTGTCAAATGCACTTGCACTTGAAAGTAGAGTTTTATCTCCGAATAGAACTGTTCCCTCGCCTGGGAATGTTACTATTGGGTTAACTCTCTTCTTATATAGTGCATCTCTTTCTGCTTGATTTGGATTGAAAGACAATTTAGTAATACCTAAGATTTGTCCTCTGTTAAATCCAGCTGGTGAGAACCATGCATCTCTATCTGAATCAGTTCTTGCCATTAGACCTGCTGTATGAGCACATGCTGGTACATAACAGTAGTTATCTGTATACTTATCGTATTGATAACACCATGCACTGTCTAACACTGCATATGAACTTGATGATAAAGATTCTGCAAATGTGATTATATTTGCTGACTCATTTCCAGAATTGTTTACACAATCCTGTTTTCTTGGTGAAATGATTGCCATGCAATCTTTTCTTGCTTCACATATTGCAATTAAAGCGTTTGCTTGGGTTGTTGCTTCTGCAAGAGTTGTTACTTCATTAGCACCAGATGCACCACTAAGTGGGCCTGAGATTATAAAGTCAACATCTTGGGTTTCTGCATCCCCAAAAAAGTTTGTGTTTGCTGTATTCTTTGCACCAGAAGTTAATCTGTAACCATCTGCACCATTTGTCAATGAACCACCTAAAGGTAGGTCATTTGTATCAAAGGTGTTTGCACTTTCACTTTGTGAAACTGCAGCTGCGGCTGCAAATGTGTTACCTGCTTCTGATAATGCTGAATCGTGGTTTGTCCAGAAGATGTAGTTTGAGTTGTATCTAATTTTATCAACATAGTAGTTTGAATTACCTTCTGAATCTTTTGCATCTGAAGCCTGTGAAAGACCCTCAAATACTTCTAGGATTTCTCCTACGATTCCAGTAATTTTACCATCTTCATCAGTAACGATAACATGCAATTCATCATTTGACATTCCATTAGCAACTGCATCTGGACTAGAGCCAGGTGCTTTTGTAAAGTTTGATGCAAATTCCCATTCTCTAGAAATGTTTACACCATTAGATGCCTCAACTTGAAGTCCTTGAGACTTATCTGATTTTAAATGAATTGTAATATCGTTTGAAGCAATTGCAGATATTACATACTGGTTCGCATCTCCTGCGAATGTAATAACATCACCTACTACGAATTTACTACCATCTGCTACTGTAATAACTGTTTGACCAACTGCTTCATTAGAAGAGTTGTTTACAGTTGTAACATTTGATTGTGAAAATGCATTTGCACTTGCACACATAGATACTTTTAAACTATTACCGAGAGACCCAGCACATCTAGCTGCAAAAAGACCAGCACTACCAGCTGCACTACCAGTATGGTAGTTTGACTCGTAATAATGTGTTGAGTTTTTAATCAGTAACCCTGCTGAACCAGTTGTTGCATTCAACATCTCACCAGTATTACCTGCTGTGATTCCATTGGATGCACGAACTACTTTTAAGTTGTTTCCATACTTCAAAAAGTTTGCAGCTGAGTAAAAGTGTTCTTTCTTCCCTAAAACAGTATTGTAGCCATCACTACCTGCTTCTTTTGGAGCTCCAAACACTGATACCAATTCTTTCTCTGATACAATAGTTCTAACTTCATCAACTGGGCCCCAACTAAATTCACCAGCAAATGCACCAATTGTTGATGAAACTGCTGGAACTACATTTGTAACATCGATTTCTCTGACTTGTACGCCAGGTGATACTTGAAATGCCATTTTAGTTTTCTCCCATAAAAAGTTTTCTATTCTGACCGAACCACAATTTTTGTTGTTCGTCCATAGTATTTAGTATTTCTTTGATTTTAAAAAGTCCCATCTTTCTCATATGACCATCTATCTCCCCCTTCCATAAATGATTCCTCTTCGTAATTTCTTCCATCCATGATACCTATTGGGACTATATCGTCTTCGATTTCTTTTTGTTTTTCTGCATATAACATGGATTTTAAGTCTGCATTTGACATATCTTTGAATAATGGTGTACTAACAAACCATGCAAATAATACACAATTCATTACCATATCGTCATGACATCCACCATCTGCTTGGAATGATTGTCCTTTTGATACAAAAGTTGCAAACTCTTGTATCGTATCTATATCTCTTACATAGAGTTTTTTCTCTTCCATTATTTCTTTTAAGGCTGCACAACCAAGTGCTTTGACCTTTTTGGTCATTCTAACACCAACACCATCTGCCTTTACAGCACTAGTTAGGAACATATTTTCGTATTCTAATTCATAATATAATTCTCTACATACCATTGTTCCTTGGTCGTTATTCTCTACAATTATTAAACAATCATTGTATAACTTACCATATTTTGCACATATATCTGGTAATAACATAGGAGATATCATATTATCTCTCATTGTACATACTTGTTCAAACATATTACCATCATGTATATCAAATATAGTAAATGTAGAATAGTCCATACCCTTACCTTGTGCAACATCTACAGTCATTATATACTCATGATGTGGTTTAGGTTTCTTATATACTCTTACATTACCATATAATTCCATAGGATTTTCGGATGTAAGACCTAAAATAATATTAGAAGGTATCAAAGTTCTACCAGTTCCTAGGAACGAATTACCAAATTCTTGTTCAAACTGCAACTCTGATGTATTTGCAACTGTCTGGTCTTTCCATTTATCGTCTCTGCCAGGCACATCCCACCAGTTAACTTGATAGTTTGCAAATTCATTTGACCCTGTAACCGATGATTCCCAAATACGATGGAACATGTTACCTACTCCATTTGCAGTAGATGTAATAATAACCTTTGAGTTTCTACCAGAAGTAATTACTGGATATGTACCAGTATAGAACTGTTCTGCATTTTCTACAAAGGCAAACTCATCAAGATACAGAAGGTTAACAGATAGACCACGAATCGATGATGTCGTAGTTGCAGATGCAATGATTCTAGAATTATTTTCAAAATCAATACTCCCTTTGTTTAGTGCTTTAGTCCCTGGCTGTAAGAAGAATGGTACATTCTCTAACATAGTTGTTATACGAGATAACATTTCTCTTGCTGTGGCTCCCTTATTTGCCAATATCGCCACTGTTTGCTCTGGGTGGAACAAGAGATACCATAAGAGATAGGCACATACTGTGATTGACTTTCCAGATTGTCTACAGGCAAGGACAATGTTAAACCTGTTATCAATAAACTGATTAATAAGATTTTCTTGATATTCATATAAGTTAAAGTTAACTAACCCCTCATCTAGTGATATGATTTTTATGTATCTGGATATAAAATAAGCTGGGTCACGAGTACATTTTAAATACTCTTGAACCTTTTCGTCATCCCATTCTTCGGTAATCCCTGCTCTTTTTACTTGAGAGTTACCTAGATATCCTTCATTCTTTGGTTTCGGCATTTTGTTTCTTTAGTAGTTTCTGTAATTCTGTAGTAGAACCTACAAATAAATTTTGATTTGTTGTTTGATGTTTAGGTCTATCGTCTTCTAAATCATTCATCATCTTTTGAATCTGTAATAGTTTTTCAGAAGTCTCTGATACTGTCTTAATTAACTGTCCAGCAACCTCATATGTCCTCGGATGTTCACTTTCTTTTGCAAGGTCTAGGATACCCTCAATTGCATCCTGTCCTCTCTCTACGAGTCCATACAGAGTGTCTCTGGTGTATTTGTAGTCTATCTGTTGTTCACCCTTCCTTTCTGTAAATTGACCTTTCTCGTTTCTAGGAACTAGGTGTTTATTGGTTTCTTTGACTACTTCTTCTGCTTCATTGTTGATGTCTAGAAGTTCATCTAGTTTCTCATCTATAGATTGTTTCATAATTAAATATTTGACTTATCGGTATTATAATCGAAGTCATTCCCATCAAAAAAGTTTAT